CGGACCTATACTAGGTTGTATAGGTTGAACCATGACGATAACGTGATGGTTCCCATTTCTTGAAATCTCAATATTTTCTTAGGAGATCAGACGAATGAATCCGTCAGATTTTGTGTTTATCGATGCAATTGTTGTATTTTTCGCATCGATAGTCGACTCCTTAGCCGTATTTTTCGGCATAACAAGGTAGGTCGGCGCTCATGGGTGACTTTAGTCATATAGAAACCCGCGGCTCTGGTAACTGGGTACACGACCCGGCTGTTGGGGCAGGAAGTTCCTACCCCACTCAGACGTTACGTGTTATCCATACCAGAACCGGAGCAACAACTCCTAAATATCGGGAGAAAGCCAGAAATGGTACTCTACCGATGTTGCCTCTGGATTACAGATACACCGTAATTCATAGCGGAAAAGGTACCCGAGTAGAAGTACAAACTGCACCGGGCACACCAGGAACCTCCACTATTGGAGGGGATTGGGGTGTCGTAGGTGCAGGTTACTGGGGTACCAAGGTTGGGATTTCAAGGCTTACCGCAGGGGAGAAGGCCGACATTGATGCACAGGCCACCACTCGGGTTCTTAATAAAATTAAGAATCAGAAGGTGAACTGGCCCCAAGACTTTGGGGAACGTGCGCAAACGCTTTACCTTTTATCTAATACAGTTAAAAGATTAGCGATGGCGTACGCCGCATTCAAGGCAGGTCAACTCTCGAAAGCTGTGGGCATTCTCGGCTCGGCTCAACCGTCCCGACGTTTCAAGAAGAAGTATAGGACACTCCAAAAACCAAGTTTCGCCCAAAAAGCGAAAAAAGGTGGGAGGACCAAAGCTTACTTCGAGAAGCGTGCAGGGGCGGGTTCGGTGTTTTCACCGAAGAACCTAGCATCTCTCTGGCTGGAATTCCAGTATGGATGGCGCCCACTTGTTTCTTCCGCTCAAGGGACGATTGAAACTTTTCAATCGCAACTTGAGAAAGGGGAAATAGTGAAAGTGCAATCGTATTACCGGGAAACCTTTGAGAGAGTAGTCAACAGTACTACCCAGCCTTCAAGCTGGCAGTATCAAGACTCTGAGAACGTGACGAAAGGCTCGCATAAGGTGGCTTTTACCATCTATTACAAGCTAATCAACACAGATGCTCACAACATGGCCGCAACGGGATTTAGTAACCCGTTGAACCTCGGCTGGGAACTCATTCCTTTCAGTTTCGTCGTAGATTGGTTCGTCAACATTGGAAACTACCTCTCTTCCTTAGATGCAACCCTTGGGTTAGCATTTGAGAAGGGATGTAAGACCACTGCTGAACGTTCCGCGTCTACTAAAACGACAACTTGGAGGAGTGATTACAGCTACGTGTCATTTAGCGGCTCCGTCGTAAGTACTCGCGAGGACTTCACTTTGAAACGTGAAGTACTTTCGGACTTTCCGGCGCCGTCCAAACCTGTCCTTAA